AAACATGGAAGGAGCTTACAGATACACCATTGTCTTCTTGGGAGATAGAAGCAATAAAACGTGTTGATGTAGTCTTTATGGGTACGATGAATGGCTGATTTAGCAGATGTAACACTTAGGATAAGCACTGACTACTCAGACGTTAATAAAGCTGTTACTGCTACTAACGGACTAGAGAGAAAAGTTAAGAACCTTGCCAGAGCTTATGCTAGTGGAAAAATACCGCAAAATCAATTTGACGCTGGTATAAAGTCTATAGGTAGGTCACTACAAAAGTATTCTAGTAGTTATCAAAAGGCCCATTATGATGTTCGCACACTGGGTCAAGAATATCTAAAGGCTGAGAAGGCTCAAAGAGAGTTTATGCAAGCACAAATGGGTGCTACTAAGAATAATAATAGAATGGGTGTTGCTACCCAACAACTAGGTTATCAGGTAAGTGACTTTGTTGTTCAAATACAATCTGGAACTAATGCCTTTGTAGCCTTCGGACAACAAGCTTCTCAACTTGTCGGTGTACTACCTTTAGTTGCTGACAGACTTGGTTTAACAGCTATGAAGGCTATCGGAATATCTTCCGCATTGAGCATTGTCATTCCTGTAGTTACTTTATTTGGTGCTGCTTGGTTAAACACTAGAAATGTATCAGAGAAAGCTATTGATAGCATATCTGACAAGATCCAAGGTTTGGGATCGTCTTTAAACTTTGTTGCGGAGCTTGATATGTCAGCTTTTGCAGAGAGTATGACAACTCAGGCAAAGGCCATACAAGATAGCTTCTCTTTAATCTTAGATGTTATGAAAGAGGTTGAGGCTAAATCTATACAGCTTAAGTTTGAAGCTTTTGTAGAGCCTCTTAAAGAATCATTAAAAGCATTTGAATACGGTAAGCTCATCGGCAAAAAAATGACCCCAGAAACAGAGGCAGGTTATTTTGAAGCTTTTGGTTTAAAGGACGCTAATGAAGCTGAGTTTGTAGCTAGAAGACTGTTAGAAATACAAGGTAAAAGCAAAGAAGAGTTAGCTAGATCCTTGAAACTAACTACTGAGGCTCTTTATTTTAGGGGCCTATTAACAAACGAGGTTAAATCCACTTTATCTGCCATAGGAAAAGAAATAGGTCTTGTAGAAACCGTAAGCTCTGCAATGAAGATTCAAATAGATCAATCCGTAGCTGCTGACAGAGCTAAGAAAAGAAGACTACAAGCTTTATATAAAGCACAAGTTAAAGATGCTAAAGAAGCTTACGCAAAAGAACTTGAAGAAGCTGTAAGAATTTATAATGAGAGAAAGGCCACAAGAAAACGCCTTGATCTTGAATCCTACGATCATCAAGCGCAATTAATAACGACTCAAAAGAATGAAGAGTTAGCTGAAGCTGTAAGAATATATCAGGTAACAAAAGCGACCAGAGAAAGACTTACTTTAGAGTCTTATAATCACCAATCTCAACTTATACAGAATCAAAAAGAGGAAGAGATAAAGGTTGCAGTAGAGATTTATAATAAAAGAAAAGCTTTAGAGGAAGCACTACATAATTTAAGAGTTAAAAATGAAATGCTCATGGGAACTAGCCCTATGTTCATTAATATGGATTCTCTTTCGGAAGCTGCTAGAATATACAGGGAAAGAACGAGAGAAGAGAACAAAGAAGGGCCTAAAGATGCCCTAGTGTCCCTTATGGAAGACCTTGAACTCCAGAGAGAACTTTTAGGTGTAGAACAAGACAGAGCTAGTGTCCTTCAAGCATTAGGTGAAAACCGAAATAAATACACACAAGATCAAATACAACAAGCTGTCGATGCTACAAACGCAATAAGACTACAAACAGAAGAGCTGGAAAAACAAGAGCGTGTGGCTGACACAATAAGTCAATCTTTTGGTGACGCCTTCATGTCTATTGTAGACGGAACTATGTCAGCTAAAGATGCCTTTAGATCTATGGCTGCTGACATTATAAGAGAGCTTTATAGAATCCTTGTTGTTGAAACTATGGTACAGTCAATCAAGAGGTCTATATTTCCCTTCGCTGATGGTGGTGTTATCCAAGGTGGTAAGCAAGTACAAGCCTATGCTAATGGTGGTGTAGTAGGAGGCCCAACATATTTCCCTATGGCTGGTGGTAAAACTGGTCTTATGGGTGAAGCTGGCCCAGAAGCTATTATGCCCCTTAAGAGAGGTAAAGGTGGCAAGTTAGGTGTAGAGGCAAGCGGAGACACTGGCGCTGTAAACATTGTACAGAACTTTAGCTTTGCAGCTAATGGTGATGAGAGTGTCAAGAAGATAATTGCAGAAGCTGCACCTAAGATTGCTAATATGACACAACAACAAATCATGGATGCTCGTCGTAGGGGCGGTCAAATGAGAAGCACGTTTGGATAATACATGGCTATAAGTTACCCCCTTAATACACCTACAACTATTGGCATAGAGAGTATTGAGTTACGGGCTAGAAATGCTGTAGCTGTCTCTCAATCACCTTTTACCTATAAGCAACAAGTAATAGCTCACCAAGGTCAATCGTGGGAAGCTAGTGTTAGTATTCCCTCTGTACGCAGAGATCTAGCCGCTGAATGGAAAGCTATGCTGGTAGCCCTTAAGGGGCCTGTAGGAACATTTCTACTGGGAGATCCTGATTATGCTACGCCTAGAGGTACAGTAAGTGGTACACCTACGTTGTCAGGTAATGCAGGAGATGCTACCCCAACTATAACCCTAACAGGCACACTTCTAGCTGGTGACTATATTCAACTAGGAACAGGGTCTTCAGCTAGACTACATCAAGTCTTGGTCGATAGGACTGCTGGTACTAATGTTGAACTGGAAGTTTGGCCCTCTCTTAGAAGTACATACTCAGGAGAAACCGTTATTTACAATAGTCCTAAAGGTGTATTCAGACTTGGACAGAGTACCACCTCTTGGTCAATAGATAACGCAAGTTTCTACGGCATATCCTTTGACGCTATAGAGGCACAACAGTAATGACACGCACTCTACCCACATCAGTAATAGACGCCTTAGATGATAATGTAGTCTATCCCTTTTTTGCCATAGAATTAAATTTTGATGGTGCTGATGTATTACGTCTGTGGACTGGTATAGGTACTCTTAACGTACAAGGGGTAGATTGGACAGGTGCTGGAACCCTTCTTAATGTCTCCTCTATCGAAGAAACTACAGAAATAGCTGCTAAAGGTGCTACGCTATCTCTTACAGGCATTCCTTCAGAAGTTGTGTCATTAGCTCTTAGTACTCCATATCAAGGTAGAACTTGTAAGATATACTTCGGTTTATTTAAGGCTTCAAAGATAATAAAAGAAGACTCATCTTTCTTGTTGTTAGAAGATGGTTCCAAGATATACTTAGAGGATCTTAACGCTGGTTTCACTGAAATATTCTCAGGTTACATGGATCAGATGGACATAGAAGAGTTACCTGAGACAAGTACAATACAGTTAAGGGTAGAGAACAAACTGATTGACTTAGAAAGAGCTAGAGTAGCTAGATACAGCAGTAGTTATCAGAAATCTATATATCCCACTGACTTTGGATTAGATCTTGTAGAAAGTTTGCAAGACAAAGAAATTGTTTGGGGAAGGGGTAGCTTCAAACCTAGTGACGCCTCTCTTAATGCAATAGCTCGCACCTTCTAAGTTGTAATGGTACAATATAAACAAGAGTTCTTAAATTCTGTAAAGGATGATATACACTCCCTGTTAGAGTTGGACTGGCAAGAAATAGAGCATAATAAGACTAGCTTCCCACTAGACCCTGACTGGGATATGTATTATAAGCTAGAAGAGCTAAATATACTTCGCATTTTTACTTGTAGGGATGAAGATAGATTAGTAGGTTATTTTGTAGCTCATATTATCCCTAATATACACTCAAGGGGAAACATAATAGCTGTAGCTGAGATAATCTACGTCTTAGAAGAATATAGATCTGGGATGACAGGTTATAAGTTATTTAAGTTTGCTGAGAAGTGCATCAAAGAAGACAGTGTTAAAATACTTCATGTCACTACAACAGAAAAGAACCCTATAGACCCTATGATGAAGCGTTTAGGTTACTCAAAAGTAGAAACCAAGTTTGAGAAGGTTTTAAGCTAATGGCTGTTATGACTTCAATAGCTGTCGGTGTTGCAGCCTACTCAGCGGGAGCTACAATGGCAGTGGCTATAGGTGCGGGTTTAGGTTACTTCGCATCTACTTGGACTGGCTACTTCTTATTAACAGCAGCTACAAGCATGGCTATAAATGCCCTTACCCCTAAACCCGCCATAGGAACTGGTGCAAACAGGGGCTATCAAGTTACAGGCAGAGGTACAGCTTTAGCTCATCAAGTTATATACGGTAAAACACAGACGGGTGGGGCAGAGGTTTATATAAGTACATCTGATTATGTAGATCCGATTGGAAGTATACCAAATAAGTACTTACATAAAGTTATTGCTTTTGCTGGGCATGAGATTGAAGAGTTTGAAGAGATTTATATTAACGATGAGTTGTTTAATTCTAATAGTCGTTACTACGGAAAAGTCTATATAGCTGAAAGATTAGGAACGTCTAGTCAAACTCCTGTCACTTCTTCAGAAGTCAACAATATAACTTTACCTACAGAATGGAATGCCACACGTAAGTTATCAGGTATAGCTTACTTGTACATTGTAATGGAGTATGATGCAGATATATTCCCTAATGGTATACCTGAAATTAAAGCTGTGATTAAGGGTAAGAAGGTATACGACCCTCGTACAAGTACTACAGCTTGGTCTGATAACCCAGCCTTATGTATTAGAGATTACCTCACCTCAAGCTATGGCCTTGATGAAGAAACAGCTAACGTAGATGATGATTATGTTTCTACAGCGGCTAATGTTTGTGAGTATTTCAATTACCCAACTTTAACAGGAGATCCAAGGTTTTCCCTTAATGGGGCATTTGTAACCTCTATAACCCCTGCTGATATTTTAAACGATCTTCTTACTTCAATGGGGGGTATGGTTTGGTATTCCCAAGGTAAGTGGAGAATGAAACCAGCTTACTACACAGATCCAGTCTTAGATCTGAATGAGGACGACTTTAGATCTGCAGTCAATGTTTCAACTAGACATTCAAGAAGAGATAACTTCAACATTGTAAAAGGCACTTGGAAAGGCCCAGATAGTTTTTATCAAGTAACTGATTATCCTCAAGTCCCTGACGCTGCTGCTGTTAACCCCTTTGTTGTTGCAGATAACGGGCAAGAAAGTGTAGTAGACTTAAATCTTGCATTTACAGATAACGTAACTCAAGCTAGACGTATAGCTCGTATCTTACTTGAACGAAACCGTCAACAACTTACGATAGAAGCATCCTTTAGTTTAAGAACCTTTCAATTACAGGTTGGAGATATTGTAAGAGTAACCAACACTAGATTTGGTTGGACCAACAAAGAGTTTGAAGTTGTCAAGTGGACATTTGGTCTACAAGAGGGAAATGACCTTCAGACACAGATGACCTTAAGAGAAATAAGTGAATCTGTCTTTGATGATGTAGACGATGGTGTTGTTTATGAGACCGATAACACAACTTTGCTATCACCTTTTGATGTACCACCTGTAGCTGTAGCCCTTAATCAAGAATACAGAGTTATCAATGAGCATGTAACTAACGTTCTTGTAGTTAATGTTACATCTACATCAGCAACCAGAGTAGACTATGTTGAGGTAGAGTTTAAGAAGTCTACAGACTCAACTTACAGTGTGTTAGGCACAGGTGACTTAGGTAGATTTGAAATCTTAGACATTGAGACACCTCTAGCTAATGCAGCAGGAACTATAGTCTATGATGTCAGAGCTAGAGCTATCAATGCCTTTGGTGTTAAGGGGGATTTCACAGATGCACAGAAGACTGTAGAAGCTGATACTACTGGCCCCTCTGCCCCATCTACCTTTGAAAAGCAGTTATCTGGCGGTACTTTATTCTTTAGCTGGACTGCTTCAACTGACTTTGATCTGTCGTATTACAGACTATGGCATAGCTCATCAACTACAGCTACATTTACTGATGGTTCAGCCCAAGTCATAATCAATAAGGTTGCTAGACCAGCAACATCAGTAGCTTACCCAGCTATCTCAGGGA